TAACTGCCAGAAAACGTATCGCATTTTTCATTAGATCGTCCTTGATTCGACTTCGATGCAATCGGCGAATACGCCGCGCACGAAGCGAGGATCAGTGGTTATTTCGACGAGGCGCTCGTTGCCCTTGGCCATGCAAGCGTCGAGTGACTTCATTTCGGTTTTTTCGACTTTGAGGTCGCCCGCGAACAAGTAAACAAGTAGAAGAAAAATTTTCATTGGTGGTTAGCCTTTGTGGTGCTTGAAATATTCGATCTGGCCGATTCGCTTGTGCGCTCCCGCGCGCGAAAGATTTTTGCCCATGCGGCGGCCGCTTTCGCTGTACACGTCGTATGACCCCTGGGCGTTGCTTCGGATTGTATTGTGACCTTCACGTAAGCACCCCTGGAAGTGGCCCAAATACCCGACATGCGCCCCGAGTCGGGGAAGTTTGCCGGGCATTTACTTCGCCTGGAACTCTTTGTTTTTGGCAACATGCAGGAACGACTCGGCGCTCGAAGGCGACGCTTTGCCATGCAGTACGGTGCCGACGCGACCTTTGGGGCCGGGCCATTTGCTACCCACACTGTCGCGGGTGCTCTTGAGCTGAAGCGGCTTTCCGGTGGTGTCCTTGCCGGCGTCGAGTTTCGAGTAGCCGTCTGCCAGTTGGCCTTTGGCTTTCGACGTGATCTTGATTTTCGTGGCGTCGTCCTGGGGTAGGTCGGCCATTTGGTCGTACCAGTCGGCGCGGTCTTTTTGATTCTTCGGCATTGCCATGATATGTGTTACCTTTCTCTAAAAGATACCATTTGCGGAGCCATGTGTCAAGAGGGTTAGCACCGAGGGGCTATTTATTAATCGCCGCCCCCTGGTGTATGGGCGATCGTACCTCACGGGGAGGAGGCCGTGGGTACTAGTTGTTACCCTAAAGCTCCCATAATTGCCATAGGATTCCCTTGCGCTCCACCCTGCTCGGCTCCCTGCTCACCCGCGACCTGCTGTGCCGGAGTGGGACCGGTGCCCTGTGGCGGAAATGGCGTACCGCCCTGGGCGCCCTGTTGGCCCATTACCTGAACCGAGGGCGCGGGCCGAAGCAGTGCGCGCTCGGGGTTCCATCCCAGGGCCATGGAGATGTCTTCGAGAACATAGTCGACGTTGAGGCGCTGGAGCATCCCGGGGATGTGGCCCGCGAGTTGCAGGAACTGCCCCACCTGTTCGAGGCTTTTCTGTTTGTCCAGCATGATGGAGATGCCGCGCGCCTTGAACTGAAAGCCCTCATCGGCCGCCATCAGGATGTAGCGTTCGGCCGGCGTAAGGGTTTGCAGCATCATAGAGGCTTGAGGGAAGTTTTCGACCAGACGCGGCATCGAATAGTTCGTGTGAAACTGGTAAATCGTCTTCGCTCCCAGTTCCAGTAACGGCTCAATAACGGTTTCTTCCACGGTACGAGCGGCATCATCAAGCCCTTCGAGGGCCTGCGATGTCTTAGTAGAGACTTCAGTGGCAGTCTTGCTTCCACTCCCGCCGAAGCCAGAAACGAATTCGGTGATCTGTGTCCCTTTCTGGAAGATATTGTCAAAGTATGCCAGCGCATGGATGGCCTCGTGGGGCATCTTTCCAACGTCAACTGCCCGTACAAGGGGCTTGTCCACGGGTCCTGATTTGAGTCCGCTTTTACGAAATGTCTTCCCGGGATACACACCATCAGCCGCCTCCGCCTGTGAGTAAAGTTGGTCAATGTCGATTTCGAACGCCTTGATGGCATCGAACATTGCACCATCCGCGATGAGGTTAGAGAGTTCCGTAATCATGCAGGCGACGCCCGCCACGTCTTCGACGATGCCGCGATTATATGTGGAGAACGGCACCACGTAGGGCGTGCCGACGACGTAGGGCGCGCAGCCGTGGAAAAAGGGATTTGCCCGGGGTTTGCGGATCACTTCGACGGGGTCGCCGTTCGCGCTGCACACCACGGTGAACGTCGCGTCGCGCATCAGAATCTTGCCCTCTTCGTCGAAGATGTCACCCCAGTAGTGATACAGGTTGACGCTTTTCATGAAGGAGTTTTTATTGGTCGCGGGAAGTTCGCCCTTGCGCTCGGCGTCTTCTTGGGAGTTTACGTCAGCGGAACCTGCATTAGGTACGAGCCGCGCAACGGCCTCTGTGTCATAAATACCCTTTTTGGCCATGGCTTCCAAGTCTGCAAGCAAAGCCTCGGTACGCTCGATGACGTACCGACCTTCACTCCCTGGGACCACCCAAAACTTGAACGGATCGACGGCTCGAAGTCCCAGTTTACCAACAAGCTTTTGGCCACGCTTCGGTTTAGCAGTTTGCTTGGTTTCATATCCAGTCTCCAGGCCGAACGACTCTGTAGGAACTTTACTCTCTTGCATTTCGACTGTCAAGTCATTGACCCAGCAGTATTCCCACCAGACCTTCATTATGATCGTTGAAGTAATGAGACCCACTTTGAGAGCCGAAGTGAACTCTCGCACAAATCCGGCACGGTCGAGCCAGTAATCCAAAAGGGAACGCGTGAACAGACCCTGCTGGTAACCCACCCGGGATTCCGCTTCGACCCCAAAAAAGTTACGCATACGCACGAGCGCGCGGCGAAAAGTTGCGGCCGCGCGATCCACGGCCTGACGCACCAGGGAGATATTGACCTTGGACTGCCAATTTGCTTTGCCGCTCCAGTCGTACTGACCGTTGTACAAATCCCAAGACTGCTTCCAGACGGCCTCACGAGGCCGCCGCGCCTCATCAGCGGCGGTGAATACATGCGTGAAAAAGGCGAGAGCGGTCTCATCGTCCACCACGGCGGTTTTGGTCTTTTGCTTCGCACCTTCTTTTACCTCGTCTTGGGCGAGTTGCACGCCGGTGTAGGTAGAACTATTTTGTGCCATGGCGGGTGTGTTCCTTCATAGAGTTAGCGTTACGGAAACCGTACGCGGGTTGTTTGATTTCGGGCGTCGCCGTACCACTCAGGTCCATTTCCAGAACTCGTGTGGCCACATATTGCAACGCATCGGCGGGATGTGAGTAGATGTTTTTTTCGGGCTTCTCGCGCAGCTGCCCCGAGTTGTTGTACGCGTAGTGGTAACCGCCGTCCATGCCACCGATGACCATGGGGCACGACGGGTCGATCAGCATCGCGGGCTCGCCGCGTACCACACGACTCAGGAACTTGCGTACGGCCTTGAGACGTTCCGCCGGGACCTGTATCCCGGGGGTGACGTTCATGCGATATGTCGACGTGTTCGCGAGCATTGACACGGCGGTGCGTTCGTCGTTCGGCGAGCGGGCGAAACCTGCGGGGTCTACGATCTCGAAATACTTGCGCGATCCTGGAAACCACTCAATAGATTTCGCAGCGACCTCTTCGAGAAACCGTTCGAGACCCATGCCCGACTCACATATCTCTCGGAGCACCACCAGTCGCATCCCCGGCCATAGTTGGGTAAACACACATGCGGGATATAGACCGAAGTCCCATCCACGAATAATAGGTAATTGTGACTGGGCCACGAGTGGCGCGGCAGAAACATGGAAATTACGTTTGAAGTCTTCCGAGAAAACCGGCTTGCCTCGAAAACTTTGCCAGCGAATATTGTACTCGCGCTCAAAGTTTGCGGCCGACGTGCCCTTACGTGCATCAGCGACGAACGACTCATTGTCTTTTGACGGGTCGCCTGAAAAGTGAACGAGCGCGACGTGAAAGCCGTTTTGTACATTGGTCCATTCCCATATGCCGCGCGTGGGGTTCGTGACGACGGCGCCCTGAGGTAGGTCCGGGACGTACGCCACGCCGCCCGGGTTGCCCAGCAGCACGGCCGCAAGTGGTGAGACATTACTTGACATTGGTGGTGCCACTTGCGGCGTTAGCGTTTAAGCTGCCATAAAACTGGGGCTGATGAAAAGGCTGTGTCTGCACCGGCAGGTACGGTATCATGTTAGGCTGTGGGCGAAATTGCAACGCCGGTAAGCAGGCGGCGCATGTGCAATGCCGCTCGTTCCATCCGCGCACAAACGACCACTTGGGATGATGCTGTCCGTCGTCAAACATTATTCCTCCATTATGTTAAACCAATGTCTCATCAAAAACGAGGTGCTTATATGGGCCGTCTTGCGCTGAAGAGATGATGGTGAGGCGGCCGCCCCCCTCAATAGTGGGCCGAGCCGCGCCAAGCGTTTCCATGGCGTCGCTCCAAAATGCGAATTCATCAAAAAGTAGCGCAGAAGCGGTGTACTGTCGAAGTTGAGCGGCCCCGCTTGGAAGGCCCATGATGTAGGAATCCAGTCCGGGAAACTCCAGCGCGCAATATTTTGAGCGCATGATCGGTTTAAGAATTGTCCCTTCTGGGATATTCGTGTACATGAACTCGCATCGTCGGACCAGCTCATCACTCTTTTGCTCCTTGTCGCTCACAATGAAAATCGAGCGTCCGGGATGAAGCATAGCGTACCACAAATGTAGGTAGCACATCAACCAACTCAACATCATGCGCCGCGACTTGGGCACAAGCAGCATCGGATTGGTTTCCCACACTCGCGTGAGATGTTCGAGATGTTGCTTTTGGGGAAACGGTTTCACGGGCGTTCGCGAGTCCGTTTGGTCGAGGGTAAAGATTTTGCCCTCACGCACGGCGGCCCACGGGTCGTTGAACCACCGCTTCATGGTCCGGGCGATTTCTTGGTCTTTGGTCAATGTGGCCATTACACCAGGGTCCTCGCGCGATACGTCGGCGCGAGGTTGCGGCCGAACTCATCATTCCCGAGTTCGTTGATCTTGGCCCGCAGCCAATTGACGATGACGTAGCGTTGCTGGTCGGTCAGCTCGTTTGCCCGATGGATCGTGAGAACGCAGCGCCACTCGACGTGGTCGAGATCGACGGGCGGCAGCACCCGGGGCGCCTTTGCGGTCCGGCGACGAGGCTTCTTAAGCGTTTTGATCGAGTCGCCCTTCGGCGACGGCGCTGGCGACCGTGCGCCCGATTTCCTCAAATTCCGCGTCTTCAAATGTTTCTCCCCCTTCATTGGTGGTATGGTTTTGTGTGGTATGTGGTACGGTCACTGGGTCATTAGTCGTGATGTCGGCGGTTCCCAGGCGGTTAAGCTCGCGAATGATCGACTCAGCGTCAGCGGTGACGGTGAGCCGCTTTTCAATTTTGACATAGCCACTACGATCAAGTATCTCCACGGCCGCGCGTAGGCGATTTCCGGGAGACACTGCAGTACGCATAACCTCTCGGACAACATCAAGGGCCTCACCGGCGAGGCGTTCCATGCGTACTCGAATGCTTCGATCGGCAAGTTTTGCTTGAAGTTCGTACTCACGCTGAAACCTGGGCTGGAGAGACAGTGCATCCAGGGCTTGCCGCGCAAGCCCCATGTCGACACATATGCTCTTGGGTTCTTGTCGTTCGAGAAGGCGACGAATGATTTCAAGTTCCTGCTCCCCCAATTCCTCGCGTTCGTACGTCCGTGCGTCCATAGAATAGGGCGCCGCTTGCGTATGTGGTACGAGCGGCACCTGCGGCCGAGGCGGTCGACGTATCCTACCCATACGGCCAGAATAGCATGCGCGACGTGGCATGTCAATGGGTCTCTGGTGGTATGGCCCTCGGCCCCGTCCTAGGGGCTCGGGGCTGTCCGTAACGTGCACTGCTTCACCCGAGGGCGTGCGGCCCTAATGGCCGCCGCCCGACAGGTGAGTCGGTTTCCCCGACCGCCGACCCATGTCCGCATGTCCGCAAATTTTTACGGACATCACTCTCTTATAGGGCTAAAATTTGAGGTGTCCGCGATTTGTGTAACCATGTGAAAAGGTGGGGGTATTCGGGCGAGAATGGACAAGCCCGCCACGAACGACCCGTGTAACGTCGCGAATTCGTTGGAGAAAAGTGCGGACAGGGTGAAGAAGTCCACGCAAGTTCCTTCGATTCCACTCAACCCGGGTGGTACGGCCGCCGTCTGCGGCGGTTTTTTGGTGTGATGAAATGTTCATGGGTGGTGCGCCGGAGGGCCCAAAAACGCGTGGTGCGGCGTAAGGCGCGCGGAATGTTCACATGGCATTTGTGGCATTGTGGTGCGGGGTGCATTTGTGGTATGTGGTAGGTGGTGCGAGAATGTTCACTGTGTGAACTTAAGTACGCGTTTTTCCACGTGGTTTATCCCGGGGGGCGCATCGCCCCGGGGCACCCCGTAGGGTAGGGGCACCAGTGCCCGTTTTCGCGTGCATGCAACAATCGTGCCATGTCGCTCGTGTCATGTTGTGTCGCGTTTTGTCATGCGGCACGACGTTTGCGACGCTCGCGTACGCGCTCGCGCATGCCCGCGTATGTGCGCACGTGTGCGCGTCGCAAGCGGCATGCCAACGCAATCGAGCGCACTTTGCCGCACTTTGCCACGCTTGCCGGCAGTTTGCCGCACTTTGCCACCGTTTGCCACGTTTGTGACAACAGCAAGAACCGTGCCGCGCGGTCGCAAGTTCCCCAACGCACCACAAAGTGCCCAAAAATGTGTTGGCACAAAAGCCGCTTTATCGGCGATGCATGAACGCCACCCGCAAACACCTGAAGGCGAATGCCCTAGAGATTTTGCTTCTCAAGCAAGCAATTGCCGCGAGAGCAATCCGCGAACAGCTCGACATCGAGCCCCAAGGCGCATGGCATGGCCTAGAGCATAATCACCTGTGCGAGCACTGCGATGAGTCTTGGCGTTGCGCATGCGATGACCCAAGTTACCTGGTCCCTCAGCATGGCTGCGACGAACAACTCGACCGCTCGCGGCGCTTGGCCATTGCACTTTCGATGCCCTCGCAATACGATGCACCGTATCTTTCGCGGCGCAAAAAACCACAACGCCAGATTAGAGGCGACGCGAAGGCCCAATTACTCTTGGCGAACAACCAGGAAATTGCTAGGTTAAAAGCAGCGCTTGGAATAAGCGCGTAAACAAAGGCGTGCATAACCACACACACGGAGGTTTTATGTCAGACAACGAAATTCTTGCGAAGCGAATCGCCGAACTCGAAGCAGAGAATCGTACCCTGAAAGCCGCAAATGCACCAAAAACGGGCTTCAAAGTCTCGGAAAAGGGCGCGTTGTCGATCTACGGCCTTGGCCGTTTCCCGGTGACCCTGTACCCCGAGCAAATGCTCAAGCTTTTAGACAAGAACGACGAGATTCGTGGGTTCATCAAGGACAATTGGGATAAGTTTTCGCACAAATCTCCTACCACAACGCCCGCTAGCTAACCTCACAGTCCCTTCCAACGCACGTCCTTCCCGCGAGGGACGTGACTGGAGGTGATTGAAATGACACGTACGTTCCGTTGGTACACCTGGATTTTGTGGTTTGTGGTACTTTATGGTTCAGTGCGTCGCTTGATCGACGACATACTCAATGCGTGGTGAGTAATGATCGCAAGGCCGTACCACACGACTCGTGAACACTAACACTGGGCTGGTCCCTGTCACTTGAAGTCGGTCTACGACCTTGCGACCAATACTCATAGGTAATGGAGGTATGAGCATGAACGCATTTTGTTTAAAGCTTGGGCATTTGTGGTATTGGTTCAAGACGGGCGAACAGAGTGAGTACGAACAGTGCGAGCGTTGTCACATCACGCGACTGCATAAAACATACGGCCAAGCGGCCTAGGAGAACTCATGGCAAAGCGAAAAAAGCTAACACGAAGTGTGAAATACAACACGGCGCCGAGCGGCTCATCGAAGTATGGCCGCAAAGCCGCCTATCTTGCGGCAAAAGCACCCGATGATCGGGTTTGGGGTTTTCAGGTGCCATCGCCCAAACCTTGGGTCAAAAATTAGGGGGAACGATGGAAATATTTAGCGCATTACTTGGTATCGTGGGTTATGGTCTCGGCGCATGGGTCGCCATGATGTTGGTGTTCGCATGCCTTAGGGCACGGCGCACCCGCGTTTCACTGCGTAACGTGCGTGAATTCATGAGCAGGGGGGAGTTCGATGCAAAGCATAACCGTTAAGATCAGCTTCAAGCCCGAGATTGTGCGTAACAGCGAGAGCATAGAGAAGTTTCGTGCGCTCGTAGTGACGATGTTGCGTAAGGTCCTGCCTACAGGGCTCGTGGAAGTGGAGAGCGACGCGTGATCGTACCAAGCGGGTATCATATCTATGGGTCCAGCGTGACGCTACGCGAGGCCATAGACCATATCACACGAGCAAAACCCGAGGACAAGCGCTGGACTGACACATACATCGCATGGCTTATGTGTGACGACGAAGGCGTATATGCCAAGACATCAGGCGAGGAAACATATGCGACGACGACGCTGCGTCGAATGTAAGGGCAAGAAGCCCACGAAGCGCTGTTTTGAGTGTTGGCCAAAGGTGCGTTTGAGGTTTCGCCCTTCCAATGACAGCAAAAACATTTTCGTTTGCAAGAGATGTTTCCCGGCGCACGAGGTAATGCACGAACTCACGCGCCTAGGTCCAAAGACCCTATGAAATCACTTATCGGAATACCCGAACCACCCATTAAATTTGCCGCGTTGTGTGACTTCGTGTGGTGGTTGAAACACAGTGGCGTGAGGCGCGACGCAGTGAAGTGGTATGAGTTACTAGGTAAGTACGCGTGTGATGACA